TAATATCTACGCTCATAAGTCTGCCCGGTGTGGTATTCTTGATTGGGAGTCGTCTTCTGATCTAACAACGTATACTATTGCCCGATTGGTTGAAGGAAAGACAATCCCCTATATCGAACCGGCATATCTTAGGTGTAAGCAATCACTCGCAGACGACATCGAGAGGATAGCGAATTTCATACACGAAAAAAGGCTTGATGTTGTCTTGATAGATAGTTTAGGACAAGCGGCCGGGTCGGATAAGTTCGACAGTAGCGGCAAAGGATCGGCACTGCGATTCTTTGAATGTCTGCGGCAGTTGAATGTAACCTCTTTGATAATCGCCCAAAACGCAAAGGGTGAAGCGGGAACCAAAACAATCTACGGCTCAACATATTTCACTTACTACGCCCGGAATATCTTTGAATTAAGGAGGTCCAAAGAGGCCGGGCAGGATGAATTATCGGTTGCCTTGTTTCACCAGGAAGGCAACTACACGCACCAGTATGAACCTACGGGGCTCCGGATTAAATACACAGACACATCTATCTCGTTTAGCGGCGAGTCTGTCAATCTGTCTCAGTTCCTTGATAAAGTCAGTCAGAGTGCCCTTGTTGGAAAATTCCTGACGGCCGGCGCGCAGAACCTGACCGCTATCCATCGGTTCTTGCAAACCCACTTTCCAAAAATTACCAGTAATCAGGTCAGCGTTATCCTTAACCGGATGAAGAAACGCGGCGAAGTTGTAGAGCTTGGCTCCGGGATGTGGGGACTGGCGGCGCACACTGAAGATACTCCTGAGTCCAGTTAACAGGTTAGTTAACATTCCCCTTATATAAGGGGGGAATGTGTTAACTTAACACCACTTAACACTAATAGTTAACAGTTAACCGATAAGAGAAAAGAACCAAAAGAGAAGGGGACGAGGTCCCCCCCCTTCCCCTTAAACCCTAACCCGAGTTACCGGGTTACTGAATCTTCAGCGACCGGATCCGCTCCGCGCGCTGCTCTCTCTGGTATTCTTCCTGCATCTGCTTGGTCTGCCAGAGCCATTTCCGGCCGGCCTTGTGGCAGGTATTACAGGAGAGGCGCATCACGTTGTTAGAGTTCCCGGTGCCGTTCTTGGCGAGTTTAGTCCCGCATCCGTTAGGGCAGTTCGTCGTCTTTTACTCCTTCGACCCCTTGTTGAGCATCCTGAAAGCCCACAGGGTATATCCGACAGTCATTAGTATCTCCAACCAGAGGACGGGTATAACGTCCTCATAGATAAAGGTCGGGCTGTGTATGCCTATTGCTATGAAGGCGCCGGCGGTGGCCGCTCCGAACCCGAGAGAGCAGAGCAGAAACCAGAGGCGCTCGTCAATTTTGTTACTTCTCCTCCAGGCTGGCAAGCACCTGTTTCGCCATCCAGGCGGCACTTCCCTCGGAGGGCTTAAAACCTATTAAGTTGGATACTGCATCGGCATCGGTTATCCACTTCTTGAGTGCTTCCAGCATACGAGGGGCGGCACATATCAAGGCGATGTCACCCTGCATATCTTCGGGCAGTTGTTTCCGCCCGTAATATTTCAACCTATCAGGTTTATAGACTCTAGCTATTTCGTGTCCGGCTGCGTTCTCAATTCTGATAAAACCCCTCGCAGGTAATGGCATATCATTGGCTTTCCAGTTTAACACTGTATGTTTCATCTTGTGTCCCTCCCTCTTATTTATCGTAGCCTTATCGTAGCCTTATCGTATCGTATCAGGGAAGGGGTGTCAAGAGGGTAAACCAAAGATGATACGAAAGGCTCATTAGATGATACGAAAGGCTCATTCGGGCTGTTTGGGGGAGCGGGAAACCATCGGGAAGGGGGGATTATAGGGGGATAGGGAAAGGAAGGGTGTGAGGGCGTCTCTCTCTATCTATGTTTATATTCTATCTATGGACTGGTAAGGGAAAGGGCTTAACCTTTTATTAAACATAACGTATTATACTTGACAACCTCGCAAAAATGCGTTATATCTAGGACATAATGACGACAGAGACTAAACCTGTCAAATATTCACCATCTGAGGCAGCTTTCTGCCTCTTTTTGTTTCGGGGTATGTCGCAGATTGATGCTTATAAGGCAGCCTTTCCACGTTCGCAATCCTGGCAAACGACCGCAGTTTACCCTCGAGCTTCGACGTTAGCGAACAGCACTAAGATTCAAGCAAGGCTTTCGGAGCTTTATAAAACCTGCGAGGACCCCACAATCTCAAGTGTGCGTGAAAGAAAGCAAAGATTAACCACCCACCAACGAGCGAACATAACCGACTTTATTGAGCCTGACGGCAATCTCAAACCTCTCTCAAAAGATATGCCCAACTCAGACGCAATCCGCGAGTATTCAATCACGGAAAGTTATAACAAAGCCGGTATGCCTATCGTCCGGAAACATATCAAACTAGCCGACCCCATCGCCGCCATCGAAACACACAACAAGATGGACCGGCTTTACTCTGACGGGACTACCAACTTCAATGAGATCAGGGTTGTCGTCGTCAGGGAGCTTCCCAAAACTGCGCAATCTGCACAATTACCCGAGAATACCCGGCCCGACATTGAAGTTGAGGCTAAACCACTTGACTGAACGTACATAGTGCGAACCAGTGAGGCTGAATGTTAAAGATACTTAACTGCCCCGACCCAGCCGGTTCCGTAGCCTTCAGCGATATAGTTCGACTACAGGGCGAGTTCACGGCCAGAGCTATCAGGGACTGGGACGAGGCGGGGCAGGGGGACTTTAAGCTCTGGGTTATGTGCTATGTCTCTAATTGCTGGACTGAGTTAACGGAGCTGAATTAAATGCCGGTTGCTACACGGGTTAGAGAAGTCCAGGTAATGACCCGCAATCCTCATTCCGAGCAGGAGCGTTTCCGTGTCTCTAAGGCGAAACGGAAGATTATCCGAGCTGGGCGGCGGGGTGGGAAGACCGTCGGTATCGCTATCCCCTGCATCGAGAAGTTCGTAGACGGGCGGCGGGTGCTCTATACCGCTCCGACCTCCGAACAGACAGATGCTTTCTGGTTTGAGGTTAAGCGGGCACTGCAACCTCTTGTGGACACCGGCGTTTATAAGCTCAATGAGTCGGAAAGGTACATCGAGAAGCTGGGGACGCAGAACAGGATTAAAGCCAAGACCGCCTGGGACGCTAACAGTCTTCGTGGTGACTTCGCTGATTACCTTGTCTTCGATGAGTGGCAGTTGACCAATGAGGACGCCTGGGACGTGGTAGGGATGCCGATGCTGTTGGATAACAACGGAGACGCCGTGTTTATCTATACACCGCCTTCCTTGAGGTCTACAGGCGTTTCAAAGGCACACGATCCAAGGCACGCAGCCAAGATGTTCAAGGCGGCGCAGCAAGATGTGACAGGCTTATGGGAGGCGTTCCACTTCACGAGCAGGCAGAACCCCTTTATCAGCCAGGAGGCCTTGACGCTGCTCGCCTCGCAGATGAGCAGCCAGACGTACCGGCAGGAGATACTGGCCGAGGATGACGACATACAGACGGCGTGGCTGGTACATTCGAAGTTCAACGAGGCGCTGTGTAAAATAAAGCGGTTCCCGGTGCCGACCAACTGGGATGTGTTCTCAGGGCACGACTTCGGTTCGGCTAACCCGGCGGCGCTGTTCGGTGCGCGGGTGAAGCTGCCTTTACCGGCTGGCGCTCCGGCCTATATGCGCCTGAATGATATTGTTTTCTGGAAAGAGTACGCGCCGGGGCCGGGCTTCTCTACCGCCCAGCACGTGGCTCGGTTCAAGGAGATAGCTTCCGGCTATAAGGTGGTCGTGTCGAGGGGCGGCAACCTCAACTCCGAGGACGAGATCAGGCAGGGATACACCAAAGAGGGCTGGACTATATTGCCGCCCGCCCTTGAGAAGAAGAACAGCCAGATCGACAGGGTGATAAACCTTGAGGAGAACAACCGGATTTACATCTTCGGGGATATGTTGCAGGCCATCGAGCAGGTACTGAACTGCCTTTGGAAACTTAAAGACGGGCAGGTTACTAACGAGATAGACAACGAGGCGATGTATCACCTCCTAGCTTGTATGAGGTACATTTGCAGCGATGGGGATTTCACGCCGGAAGCCCCGGCCGGGCAGATGCCGGTTCACCACTCCCGTTCCCGCTCCGAGTCCATCGGTGCGCTTATGGCTGACCCGATGAATACCTACCGCATAGGGGCGGGGAGGAGATAATATGACCTACTCACAGACCGAAGCCAAGCCCCTCATCGACCAGTATTTCAAGGACTGGAACAACCTGTTTGAACGGATGAAGTATGACGCCGACCTGTTCAACCTGGTTAAGTTGCACAGGCACGTTTTGGATGTTGACGACCACGAGATAGCGAACTCGGTTTACATCGTCCTGAATGACGCTGCCGACTTCGCCTGGAGGGTGGAGTCTTTACTTGCCTCATCGGTTGAGCAGGTCAATGTGACGGCTGAGTCCAAGAGATTCGACACGGCCTATGTCGAGAACTTCATCAAGGCGGCCTACGTCGCAGCCGATGACCTGTTGGCTCTCAAGGGGCAGTTCTCGTTAAATCCATTCATCGACCAACAGAACTGCCGGAGGGGGAGCGAGGTGGCCTTTTTCAATTTCCATATCGAAAAGGGGAAGATGGTGCCGACCATAGGCTTGTGGGACACGGGGTATTTTGTCTGTTCCAATGACCAGCAGGGGCTTTCCGCGACAGGTTATAAGTGCTACCGGAGCAAAGAGCAGATAATGACCGAGTACCCTGACGTGAAGGATGTTAAGGGCGGCAAGGATTCCGAGGTGCTTTATGTCCTGACGAGAGACTCATCTGAACTCTGGGTTGAGAGTATGCCGGTCAGACGCATAGCGAACAAACTGGGCTACGTACCGGTCGTCTACCGCAAAGTCCCGATGGGTTCTATGCTGATGGACAAAGACACCTTTAAGTACCAGGGCGAGTCCATCCTGTTCTTGATTAGAGACCTTCTTCCTGAACTGAACAGGTTCATCTCGATCATCCAGAGTTTAAACCTTCAGGAGCTCGACCACGCCCTCCAGGTGGACAGGGAAGTCCTTACGCCTGCCTCGGCCTACATCCCGACAGTTGACGAAGTGACCAAGCCCGGCACTGTCAACGAGGTCAACAAGGGTACTACGGGCTATCAGAAGATGCCGATAGGGGAGTTGAGACAGCAGGCTGAAATCCTCCACAAGATGATACAGGACAGAGTTGACAAGGTGATGAACAACTTTCAGGCGTTCCCCGGCCCGAGAACCGCCACTGAAATCCTTGCTTTAAATCAGGCGCAGGAGACCGTTATTCTGCCGAGGATGGCTAACCGCGCCCTCTTAAAGAGGGACGGCGCTAAGATGATAATCAAGCAGGTTCTCGCCGAGTGTGACAAGTACGGGGTGAGGGAGATCGAGCTTGACGGGCAGAACTGGGACGTGTCTAAGCTCAAAGGCATTTACAAGATAGAGTTCAAGTATTCGTTCAAAGACCCCCGGATGGACGCGGCTCGGCAGAGCTTGGCGACCGCCCAACGGGGACTTATTCCTGACCGGGACATCCGTGTTTCAACACTTCTCCGTGAGGACTGGGAGGAAGATGAGAACCAGTTGAGGTGGGAGGAGGCGGAAAGGCTTTCACCACTTATCAAGATGAACCGGACACGGAGGGCTGTAGGCAAGGCGGCGGACGAGGGGGAACCGGGGGCGGAGGAGGAGCTTATGATGCTGACACTCCAGATGATACCGGCCTTGCGTCAGGCTGTGGAGGGGTTGATGGTGCCGGGGCAGGCTGAGGAAGTCAAGCCGGGTCAACCGATGGTGCCTTTACTGCCCACTGCGGCGGCGGGAGGGGTGGCGAATGGCTAAGAAAGATAGAATGGTCAGGGTTGAATGGATAGACTCGTGCGCTGACTCGGGTTGGAAGAATAGGCAGTATGCCGCAAAGGAAGCCTGTGTATCAAAGTGCGAGAGCGTAGGATTTCTTTTTAAGGAAACGAGAAGTGATGTAACCGTCTGCCAAAGCATAAGCCACACATCGGGTTCTGTTTCTGAGATGATGACGATACCGATGAAATGCGTCACCAAAATAGTGAGGCTTAAAGATGAGTAAATTCACCTTAAAAGAAAGTGACCGAATAATCCGGGATGTGATTGACGATTTCTTCGAGCAGCACAATCAGGCGTTCGACCAGAAGGAACTGCTCAAGGTAAGCCTACTTGGACAGAACCAGGACACGGTTGAGGGCGAGGTGGTGGAACCGGAGCAGGAATCAGTTGGCTATTAAAATCCCCACTTTCACCGAACTTCTAGGCAAGGCAAAGCAGCCGAAGATTCCGCCTGTCAAGATTCAGGACTTCGACAATGACACTGCTCTTGAACAGGGCTACAAAATCCCTCAAGGCTGGAAACTGAGAAAAGCAAATACGGGAGATTCCCTTGTTTCTCCGAGAGGACATATCTTCTCAGGGATGAAGTTCAAGGACGGGGCTTTGGTGGATTTTGGCGTAACCGATAAAGAGGGCAAACCGATACCCTTCCCCAAACTGCCGCCAGTCAAACCGCCTGCTACCTCCGGCGATGTGACGGCGCCGTTTAACCCCCAACTGTCACAGAAGGTCCAGACCGATATTACTGCTCAGGCGGCCAAGCGTGAAGCTGACTCTCAATTACAGTACGGCCAGAACCCAATTACTAAGCAACAAGATGCTTTAAGGCAATCATTTCAAACACAGCAACCACTTTCACAGATAGTGGCGGGGCAGGTTGAGCAGTCACGTAATATCCCAGCCGAGGAAGCTGTAAGCCGATTACAAAGAACTGGCAGCAAGTTATTTATTAAAGAACCGCCGCCGCGTACTGAGGATTGGTGGGAGAGACTTCAAAAGACGAATCCGGTTGACCTTCTGCCGTTCGTTTCTTCGGTGGCTGGCAAAGGAAGGGCGGACGCAGTACTCAGGGCGGCTAAAGCTATAGATGAAGGCCAGCCAGTAAATGAGGCTGAACTACGTGAACTTAAATCATTCATTAACGCGGCCAATACTAACCCAACTTGGGGCGCTAAGGTCATAGATACTCTCGCTCAATTGCCGGCTTTCGCTGGTGAGATTGCGTTGACTGGCGGCGTTGCTGGTGGAGCAAAGGCCATCTCCGTATCGGCACTCAAGAAGTTAATGGCACGGCAGGTTACGGGTACAGTCGGACAGTTTGCTGTAAGAGCGGCTGGTGGGGTAGCAGCAGCAGCGGCTGGCGGCGTACCGATAGCGGCGATAAGAACGCCGGCTACGGCTACGGAGCGTCAGGTGGTGGCTACCTTGACCGATAGTGACGAATCGGTCTGGGAAAGCACTCGTACGGCTTTTGGCGAACAATGGATAGAAGGTATGAGTGAACGCACCGGTGGGGCTTTTAACGCTCTTGCAGCGCCGGTTAAAGGGCAACTGCTCAAGCTCGGATTGATTAGGGCAATATCGAAATTGAACCCAACCAAAACATCAAAGCAGATATCTGATGTAATGCAAAAGCTGGGGTATAACGGCGTATTGGGCGAGATGTTTGAGGAGCGGGTGGGTGAGGCAAGCAGGGCGGGATTACTCGGCGAGGAATGGAAACTGCCGACTCCGCAACAACTGAGTGTTGAACTCGTGGCATTTGCCATACCTGGGGTAGCAACCAGTCTTGCCAGCAGGTCGCCTGAAATGGCTCGAACAATTAACGCAGATGAACGTGGGTTTACGAGTTTACCAGGCGGCGGGACTCCCCTCGATATTACCCCGCAGGCAGGCCAGCGTCTCGCTGCACAACTGGGCGTTACTTTTAATGGTATACAGGGAGCCTATCAGGACTTGCCTGCGGCTTTCACCTTTACCGACCCGCAGACCGGAAGCACATTTCTTGCCAGAAGTTTAGCGGATGCGCAGACCAGACTTGCCGAAATGAGGAAGGCTTTTGAGCAGGCCAAACCCACCCCCGCCGACCTCCAATTCCAAGCCAACGCTGCCGATGCGGTCAAAGCTGGCGGCTCACTTGAGAAGCAGGGCGGCCAGATAAAGGCGACCAATCCGACCGGTGAGACTCAGCTTTTCAAGGAATCCGATTCGGCTCTGGAATTCGTCAAGGGCGAGCCGCCGTTTGTGCCTGAGAGTGCGAAGGGTAAAGAACCGTGGCAGATGAGTAGAGCCGAATATAACAAATCAATAGGCGAACCTAATTTGGAGAAAATTTATTATCATGCTACGAATAAATCCCCAATATCAAAGTTTAATACAAAAGAAGTATGGTTTGATACAGCACCTAGAGATTATGGGACTAATATTGCCCAAGTTAATTTTGATTGGAAAAAGCCTTTTATTACAAGTCTTCAAGAGGCTGAAGAAAAAGGGTTGGCAATATCACCTGAGAAAGTTGTTAAGAACAAGGAAACTTATCAGCAATTAGGGGGCGAATCTAATCCTGTTACATTTGATTGGTTACGCCAACAAGGATATGATGTTTTAATTGATGATGAAGGGTATGCTGCACTTTACCCTGAAAGAGTGAGGATATTAGATTGGCAGAAAACAGAAAACGAATTTGTAAATCCCAATAGAATAGTAAAAGGATTTTATCATCAGGCTCTGGTTGAAAGAGCTGTTAAACAAGGCAAACCCGTCCCTCCCGAAGTGCTGAAAGACTACCCTGATTTACAAAAACAGCCACTACAAACACTAGAACAACAGATACCCGTTGAACCTGGCGGCGTCTCTCCTGCCGCTGATGTTGGGGCTGCGGGTGGGGGTGTTCCCCCCTCACCTCCACCTGTGGCTACCTCAATGTTGCCTCCTGAATTTGGCAGAGAGCCGGGGATGGTTAAGGTTGGCGATACATTCTACACCCCCGAGCAGATTGACGAGCTTGTCAGTTTCTTCGGAGAGTATATCAACTCGCCGTCTGCGATAAACGCTACCAACCTGACAAGGCAATTACAAGCTAGGACAAGAGCGCAACGGGCAAGGGCTTTATACAACCGGACTGAGACATTGCTCACGGAAGGCAAATCACCCGAAGAGGCTATGAAGCAAGCCCTGACGGAAACTATGTCGGGAAAACTGCCTCGGGCAACCGATGAATTCATAACCGAAACAACCGGAGATATTCGTGATGCCCTTTTTGCCAAAGTCTACCTTTACTTTCAGGATAAACCTAAAGAAGTTCTTGAACGAACATCGACTATCACGGCTTTGACCAATCTTCTTGCTAATGGAACATTACCGAGAGAGCCTGGGGTGAGGGGCGGGTCGGCTTATACCAGGCTTCAGAGAGTCTTTGGTGACAATCCGCCGATGCTGAAAGCTGTAGAAACCTTATCTAAAGAAAAACGTCCACTTAAAGATGTGGTCGAGGGCGTATTCAGAGAATCTGGCGGCGAACCTGTGCCGATAGATGAGGCTACAGCAGATTATCTCAGGGCATTGCCGACACATACGAGTCAAGGGACTCTCGGCGCTGCGATACCTGGCGAAGGTTCTGTTAAATTCGTTTTTGATCCGAGTGGTAAGTTAGGGCTTGAACTCAGAGGGCAGCAAACCGCTCTAGGCGATGCTTCGAGAGAGGCTTATAAAACCGGCCTCTCGACAAGACCAAACACCGCAGATACCAGAACATTCCTTGAACTCGATATGGTAAATAACGAGATACCTGAAGATGTCCAGAATACAGTTTTGGATGTGTTCGACAAGCAAGGTATTGACGCGGCTTTTGACAGGCTTGGTATCGAAATGGCGCAATCACCTAAAACCC